CTGCTGGTTCAGCCAAGACAGCACCACCACCTTGTCCACCCGCGCCGCGTGCATCCACTCCCCCGACTTGCTGCGGCCAGCCGAACGGCCTTGGTCAAGACGGATGTTCTTGCAATGCTCCAATGTCGGTTCAACATCTTGGCGCAGCTCATGGTGGAAAACATTGCTTAGGTCATCGAAATGCAGGTATTCCACCGCATCGCCAGCCTCCCCGCTAAGCCACCGCCCATCGGGGTGTGATGGTGCCACCATTTTGGGATTATGCCCCGTCATTTAGCACTCCAAAGGTGTGATGTTGAGTTTGGCACCGGTCTGACGCTCGATGTAGTTGATGTGGGTGACCGCCATACAATTCACCAACACGTCAAAGTTGGGGGATAACATCATGCTCTGATCGGTGGCGGTGCCCGCGCCAACGCTAACATTTATATGCAGGTTGCCAGTGGTTTGCAGCCGCACCACTCTGGCTCTTAAGCCATTTCGGGCATTGGGGATGGCCACGCTTTGGCTGGTGCCACTGGAGGTCACCGTTACGCCTTCAGCCCCCAAATCATAGGCGGCATCGTAACCAAAATTCGATCCCATTGCTTAACTCCCCACCGTGAGGCCAACATAAACAGGAACCGCGCCCGTGCCCGTGCCGGCCGATGTCACCCGCAAGGTACCGCCGTCTTGAACAAAGGCATCGGCAGATGGTGCCAATTGCTGGCGCACCGTCACCCCTGCGGCAGAACCTGCGGTCAACTGGGTAATCAGCCCCGTTGCGATGTTGGTAAAGGTGGTTGTTCCGGGTGGTGCATAGGCCAGCTGGAAGGTCTGGTTGGCCGTTGCTAAGGCTGCATTGACCGTGGTGTGGAAGTCTTTAACCCTGCCAGGTTTTTTGACGGGGATATAGATTGGGGTAGCCAAAACGGTGATAACGCCATCATGGGCCATATCGCTTGCGTTTACGGGATTGGGAAGGGGCATTATTCATTTCCTGTTGGTTGGTCGGTTGGTTCCTTAAGAATGACGGCGAATTGGCGATCTTCCAGCAGGAAGGCATCCTCCGCCTCCACGTGGTAATCTTGCCAATAGAGCATCTTGGCACCGTTCGCCCATGGCTCGGCGTCCGACACACATTTGACCCACAGCTTCCCTTGGTAGGGTGGATGAGCACGTTTTGGCGCATCAACAGTTGGCACTGGATCAATCTCGCGCCGTGGCTGCCTCCTAAGTTTCTTGGTGGCCTCCTCCTGCAGAGCGATCTCGGCGATCAAAGCTTCATCGGTTGTCATGGTTCGTCCTTTGGTTGGTGGATATAGAAAGAAAAAGGCGGGCATCAGCTGGTTGTAAGGCCAATGCCCGCAAGGTTCCTAGGTGGTGGTCAGATCGGCAATAACCGCAGAGCCAGCTTCGTTGCGTGCCTCAAGGGCGTACTCGACCACAATCGCCGCCTTTTCCGCATCGCCTGTTTTCGCCAGATCGATGGTGTTCATTGGCCGCAGGTACGACACTGCCCACAGATCAGTCGTCAGCACATGGCAATCCCGATCACGGCTGAAACGATCCGCAACCACCGTGTGCACACCAAAATCTGAAACGTAAATCATAATGTTACTCGGTATATTTTAAATACCGGGCTAGGACATTTCTGCCTAACTCTGCATCTTTCGTATGCAGTTCGGACTATATCATCACCAAACTACGTTTGGCGCTCGGCATATAGTCTCTGAGGATTTCGCTAGTTTGTGTGTTCTAAATTCTGTCACCAGTTCTATTTCACGTTTTGAATACTCAACTCTGTGAATGTGACCTAATTTATTTCTTTTAATCCCCCGTATTGCTCTTGATTGAATATACTCCAGAATGTTTTCCGCATTCTTTCGTTTTTCTCCAATCATGTAAGGCAATATTGCCTCCAAAAGAACTTTTACAGGTTTCAAGCCATCACATCTATAAATTGACACCGGAACATTTATTCCTTTATGCCGACATTTTCGCCATTTGACTCCTAATAAATCAAATATCTTTGCTGCTTCTTTTAAGATGCATTGGTCTGAATTAACAACACAAACAAAAGGTGTTACCCTTACCCTGCCGTCAGGAAGCGTATAAACTTGGCAGCTTATACTACCTTCACATTCAATGACGGCTGCTAACCAGGTTAGCGATCTTTCCTGCTGATTGTCCATTATTTATCCCTTGCAGTTTCACCGTAATCAGATAATAGCATGTCTGATTACTGGTCTCAAGGGCTTTAGGAGTTTCCAGCATATAGCCAAGTTTTACATCGACATTTATTTAGGCGGCTAAGCCAATGAGTTTATCGATGGCGGTGGTTAGGGTTTTGTCGGATGAATCGTCATCCATGCGGGTAGAGTTACCAGCAAAGGCAGAAATCACCTGCTTGTTGAACTGACCAACTAGGATCAGGTCAGGGTCGCCCCCAGCCGTCCAAGCCGAAGCCAGCGCGGTTTTCAGCAGGCTTTCGGTGAGTGGACGTACTGTCCCATCGGTGGCGGCGGTCAATGCCCCACCAGAGGCTCCAGTAGCCCCGCGTTGCGCGTTGGTGGTGTACCAAGAGCACAGAGAGCGGGTTTGCCGTGCGGTTGCACCAGCACCCACCACCTTGGCTTGGTTGCCCGTCAAGATAAACTCTTGGTCACGGCGCAGTTCTTTGGAACGCTTCATCAGCTGGTACACGATCTCGCTCTTGCGGCCAGCCTTTTGCACCGAATCCTGCGTGCCAGATACAACCACCGTTTTGTAGGAGATTTGGCACATGTTATCGACACGGGTAGATGCCGCAACCGCCCCATAGGTGAAGTCATCACCCTCAAGCTGGGCGTTGGCACCCGCTGCCGCTAGAGTATCGACTTGCCATTCATGTTTGACCGCCGTGGCCTTTGACGTGCCAATTTTGCCCAAAAATGGCGTATCGACTGGGGATATGTTGTATATCGTGTCGGCCAAATCCTCGCGGTTGCCGATCGCGGAGTAGGTCAGGAAGGTATTTGCAACAATAGGCATAGGTAGTTTCCTTTAAGGTTAGATAAGCCCAGCCAGCATCTCTGCTCTCGCACGCATATCATGAGTCTGGCGGGCACGATTGATGATTTTGCTTTTCTGTTCAGCCCCAACGAAATCTGACGACTGCCCGTTTTGACGAAGCGTGGCGGTGGGAGCCTGTAGGGGAACCCTTTTGCTCTCCGCTGCTTTGATATTGGCCTGATACTGCCGCCAAGCGATTGCGTCACGGATGATCGGAACATGCCGATGATCTGCGATGATCTCCACCTCCTGCGGGGAAAAGCCGTACCAATCCACGCACGCCTTACGGACGTTGCCTAAGATCGATGCAGCCTTCTCCTGATCCTGAAATTCAGGATATTTCGAGGTGAGTTGCTGAAATTCGTTGTGTAGATGCGCATTGATACGCTCTTGCTCAACCTGCGTTTTTTGCTGGTTGGCGTTGCGAATCATGTGCACAAAGGCCTCATACTCACTGGCTCTGGCGGGATCTTCCACCTTAAGCCGCAGGTAATCCGCTTCACTGGAAATATCAGCGAATTTGGCGGGCATCAGCTGGGTAGCCAACTGATTGAGTCGGTCAAGCTCGGAACTGTATTGCGCCTGTGCTTGCGTGGTGCGGGCTTGGAAGTCTTGCAACTCCCTCTCCCGCGCAGCCAACGACTGCGAACGATGGGTGAAGTGGGTTTCGCGCTCGGTCTCTCGGGTGACAAGCCGTTCTTGCACCCAAGTGGGAAGAGCTTTGAAGGCCTCCTCATCATCACTCGGCCAGCTGGAAGGCATTCTGATGGCAGGGGCTTCAACAGCCTCCTGTTCAGTCTCTCCGTCCTCACTGGTCTTCAGTTGATCCTTACCGATGGCTGCCTTTTCGGGCAGTTCGGCGTTAACGATGGCATCAGGATCAGGATTTTTTCCATCGTTGTTGGTTTGCTCTTGTTCCTCACGGTCAAGCGTGTCGAGAACGCTGTTCAGGCGGTCATCAAAGGAAACTTCTGCTTCAAAAGACATTACAGCTCCGTGTCGTTGTTGGTTTGTTTTGGTTGAGATAGTACTGCCAAGTGTTTTTCGTGCTTGGCGTTGGAAGAAAGCGCGTTCAGGGTGGCTTTGAGCTTGTTTAGCCCCAAAAGCAGGTAGTAAAACTCTTCCCGCTCGGTGTTTTGCTCGGGGTTTGTGCCGGCCCAGTTGCGGAAGGTTGTGGCTGTGATGGCCTCAATAACCGTTTTAAAGTCCTCACTGTCCATAAAAGCTTGGGCTGCTGTGCCAATTCTGATAATTTCTTCTCTATTCATCGTCCATAAACCCCGAAATTGCTGATATATCGCGTAGCCCTGTGTTGTTTCGTTCTGGATCGGTTAGCGGGGTACCTGGGGTTGCGCCTGCCAGTGCCGCAAATTCCAGCTGTTTCATGCCGTAATCCATCTCCTTAATCCCAAAGTCCAATCTTTTCATTTCCAGCTCTGCCTGCTTGTTCTGGGTGGTGGTGGCCAGCTCCATTTTCTTAAGCTCCACCTCATGCTGGGTGACGGTTGCCTCGTTCTGCGCCTTCATCATCGCAATCTGCTGGTCGATGGTGGGTGGGGGTGGCGGCGATGGCGGTTGATCGGCAGGGTTCATGTAGTAGGGATCAGGGGTCTTCCACCCGACCGCCTCAACCAGTTTGGCCAGCTTGGCGTGCACATTGGACGCGTTCAGCAGTGGGCCATCCAGCCCCCCTTGCAGGGCTACAATCTGTTGATCCAAATTCAGCATCTGCATCACCACCTGCGCCTGCTGCTGCTTGCTGCCCATGCCGATACCAACCGATGCGCTAACATCCATGCGGTCTTTCCAGCTGCGCGGATCAACCGTGACCCATTTGTTGCGCAGGCGCACCGTCTTGGGGATGTCCTGATACTGGCAAACCAGCTGGAAAATGCGGCGGAAGGCACGCTTAACGCCTGTTTCCGCAAAAATCCGTGCAATCATCTCCAGCCGCTGCTGGTTGTTGTTGTTCAGAATGTCGGCGCCCGTTGCCGAACTGTTCAGAATATTGGCGCTTAATCCAGCAGAGGCCGTTGCAACACCTGTTCGCTTCTCCCGAACCGTGTCGATATAGCCAATCACCGCCATCGCTTCATTAGAAACATTCATGGTGGGCAACGGCACCAGTGCGGAAGGGTTGGTGAGACGAACGGGAACACCTGGCCGAACATCCAGCAGGTCATCCATGTTCACCTGCCCATCAACCACCCCCATGCGCGGCACATTGGCCAGATACACGCTGTCCAGCACCCCACGGAACAGGGCGGTTTTGATCTCCTGAATGTCCTTGGTCTGATCGAACATCGATTGACCATAGAACTTGTGGGGTTCAGGGTTGGGGGTCAGATCAGCAAAGGCATGGTCGTCGGTCTCTGTATTGTCGAGAATCACCGATCCGCTGCTGCTGATGTCGCCCGCCACCGTGACCTTGCGCCATTCGGCAAAGCCATCCCCATCGTAATCGCACTTGATATAGGCCTCTGTGACCCAAACCTTGCGGGTGCTCGCATCAAGGGTTGAACTGCTGCTGTAGGGCAGTTGGTCTTCTGGGGAGAACCGTTTGATCCGCTCCGCCGAATAGTCGTTGTCCTCACCATAGGGGATGTTTTTGACCATTTCAGGGTCATAGCCGCACTCCAGCAGGTCGCTAAGGGTACGCTGTGCGCGGTGGGCAAGGAAATTGGCTTTATCAATACCAACGGCGCGGCGTTCGATGATAAACTCATCGGGCGGCACGTTCATGATCATGATGCGCTTTTCAGGCTTAACCTGCGTCACCACGCAATTGAACAGGGTGACGGGCTGGGGCGGCTGGAACATCCCTGTGGGGTTTTGCCCGATAATCACGTCATCATAGGATTCGACGGAACCCACCTGCACATTGGGGTCAAACTGAATCGCTGCCAGCTGGTCTTGGGTTAACCCCTGATACTGGTCTTTGGTGCGGCGCAGGCGAACATCGTGCCAGATTTTGATGATACCGTTTTTCTGTTCAGTCCCATGATCTTATGGTATGGATTAATTTTGAATAATTCGGGTTGTTGTTGATAGATTTGGATGAGTTTGTCATAGGGACTGATAAATTTCAAGGACTTAAGTTTTTTCTGGTGATTGTAGTACAGCAGGAAGGTCATCAAATGGGCTTTCAGCTGTTGCGGTGAGTCATAGTGATATGTCTTAGTCGTATGATTTTTAAGCATTTTATTGGTGATTTCGACCTGGCCATTGGTCCAAGGATGCCGAAATTGGGTCAGCCGGTGTTCGATCTTTTCGGCCGCACATAACGCATCAAACGGGTGGATTTTGTCGGTCGGTTTTAAGTGCTCTTGGAGTAAAGAATAGGTAAATTGTGCGCCATTATCGGTCAGAATTTTGGTGATATTAAAAGGGCAGTCGGCGACCAGACCTTTTAAAAAAGCAACCGATTCCTCCGCTCTCATCCGCTCGTGAAGCTCGACATAAACATATTTGCTGCAACGGTCGATGCCGACAAAAAGATAGAGTTTTTGCTTTCCCACCCGCACCTCGGTAATATCGACATGCACAAAGCCTGGAGGATACTCCTTAAAGCTTTGTTTCTCCTTCTTTTCTCCCTCCTCTTTGGGCAGAATATTCAGCTGATGACGCTTGAAACAGCGGTACAAATTGCTCCGCGATAGGGCTGGAATCTTCTCTTTAAGAGAAATATAGCAATCGTCCAACGATAATTTGGTCGTCCGCCGAAACTCGCAAATGATCTGTTGTTCGAGGTCAGAAAGGGCGCTCTCGGGCTTTATCGGGCCCGATTTCCCGTCCTCCAAACGGCCCGCATGCCGCCATTTGAGCACCGTTTTCGGGTTCAAACTGTAACGCTTCGCTAACGCAGCGATGCTCTCTTTAGAGTTGCGTATTTCTTCTCGCACTTTAGGCGTTGTCTTGGCATTAGCATGCAGTACACTGACCATAAATTGACCTCCTTGATCTCTCGGTATGTTACACCGTAAGACTCAGGAACTAAACAGCTAACCCCTATTGCTGGAACAATTT